TTGAAGTCACAAAAATGGGAGACACCTTCCGCGATCGAGTTGGTGGCCTGATTGGCGGCAGCGGCAGCATTGAAGTCTTTTACGAGAAGACTGCGGCGGGTGATGGCAAAGGCGATCTGATCCGTGAGATCTTGACAACCCCAGCGACTGAATCAACTGTTGCGGGCGCGGAGCTTTACACCTACGACGCAGGAAGCCAAGCGGCTACAAGCGAAAAGCTTACGTTTAACCTGCTAATTACATCGTCTGAGTTCAGTGCTAGCGTTGGCGAGCTGCAAGTCGTGACCTTTAATTTCGAAACTAAAGGCGCAATAGCTCTCACCACTGTTTCTTGACCTAATTTATGGCCGCTTCAAATCAGCGCACTGTTGATCTGCTTACTGGCGCTTTTGACCTTAGTCAAAGGCGTAAGTTTGTTGTCAACAATGCGGACGGCGAACCTATCCTTGACTTGTATTTCAAGCCAATCACAAGGGCTGACCGTAAACGCGCTCAATCTGTTGCCAACAGCGAAGAGGCTTTAGACATCAGTACGCAAATGCTGTGTCAGAAAGCAGAGCTACAAGACGGCGTCAAGGCTTTTGCCTCAGCGGATGCTGCCAAGCTGCAACGTGAATTGCCTGAGGCCGTTTTAAACGATCTTGAGCTTTTCTTGTTTGGCGTTGGAGAAGAAGCGGAGCTTGAGGAAGCAAAAAACGACTGAAGCAGGACAGCTGGCTCAACTTTGAGTTTTTTCTGGCCTGCGAGCTTGGCATGACGGTGAGCAAGCTTCGCACAGAGTTATCTGATGCGGAGCTTGTTCATTTTGCTGCGTACTATCAGTTGAAGGGAGAAGAGGAGAAAAAGGCAATGGATCGCGCCAAGGCAAAGCGGCGGTAAGATTAGAGCATTGCGTGGGTTGTCGTGGCAGTTTCTTCAGTCAAGCTGATTGTTGACGCACAAAACGCAGTCAACCCACTGAAGCGGGTTGCGAAGGAGACTGCCAAAACAGAAAAACAAGTTAATTTATTAAAGAAAGCAATCAAGCTGCAAGGAGCGGTAACGGAAGCGGTCGGAACGAAGCTGCATAAATTTGGCAACACCGCTAAAAATGCGTTTACTAAAGCTCAAAAAGCGGCAGGAAAACTTCAGGCAAAACTTGGAGGGCTAAAAGGCGCAATTGTTGGCCTTGGCGCTGCTGCTCTTACCAAGAGGATAATCGGGCAAGCGGCAAGTTTTGCTCAAACACAAGTCAGATTAAAAGCGTTGTCCGCTGAATATGGCGAGTTTGGCCAAATTCAAAAGCTTGTAAAAGAGAACGCTGAGACGTTCAATCAGTCTCAAGCCGAATCGGCCAGCAATTTTGCAGACGTTTTTGCAAGATTGAGGCCGCTTGGAACTTCGTTAGAAGACATCCAAACGGTTTACAAAGGCTTTAACGCAACAGCACTAGCCAGCGGCACGTCAGCAGCAGCAGCATCCGGCGCATTCTTGCAACTTAGCCAAGCGTTAGGAAGCGGAAGATTACAAGGGGATGAGTTTAGGTCAATTGCTGAGCAAGTCCCTGGCATTTTGAGGCTAGTTTCGGATGAAATGGGCGTCACTGTTGGCGAGCTTAAAAAGCTTGGAAGCGATGGCAAGATTACGTCAGACATTCTTATTAACTCCTTAGCCAAAGGATTTGAAGAGAACAAAGATAAAATTCAACAACTATTAGCTGAATCGCCTGCTCAAAAATTCAAAGAGTTTAGCAATGCTACGAGCGAATTAAGTAACTCTATTGGCACTGAGCTGTTGCCAGTTGTGACGCCAGCAGTTCAAGCCTTAACCGGGATGGTTGGAATCGTAGGTAAGCTGCCTGGTCCGGTAAGAACACTTACTTCCGCAGTGCTTGGCTTAGCAGCTGCATTTGTCACAGCGTCAGGAGCAGCAGCGGCTTTAGGACTAAAGCTAAAAGCGTTAATCTTGCTTGGCGGAAAAGTTGCTCTTGCCCTTGGACCAATTTTAGGCGTAGCTTTGGCGATAGAAGACGCAACACGCAGAAAAGAAGAGTTTGATAAAGCATTAGAGTCAGTCTCTCCAACTGTGCTTGAAGAGGCGCTCAATAAGGCCAACAAAGAGCTAGATCAGCTAAATACTGCATCGAAAAAGTTTGAAAGCAGTCCTTATTATCGAGGAAAAATTCAAGACGTTAATGACTTAAAAAGAAGGCTTGAAGAGGCAAAACTACAAGTTGAAGAGTTGACGAAAAGAAGGACTCTGGTTGTTGATCTTATTGTTAGTTCAAAATCAATAGCAGAAGATGTCAGGAGCCAAACAGCCACAGGCGCACCAGGAGGTAAAGGCTTTGATACTTTGACTTCTGCTGAGCTCGACGAGGCTCTAGGCAGGACAACAAAAACGAAGAGAAGCCCTCGCGCTGCGGGCTCACGCGCTGCTGCTCAAACTAAAGACATCACAGCAGCTATGGAAGCATTGCTCCTAAAAGAGCAAGAGCTAAGGTTTTCCGGAGATGAGCTAGCGCAAAGCAGGATACAAAAAGAAATTGAAATTCAACGATTAATTGAATCCCAGCTAAAGCCTAGAGAGCTTGGCATTAAGCTACTTAAAGCTGAAAACGATGAACTTTTCAGGACCGCAACTATATTCAAGCAACTTTTTGAAGGCCCTGCCGCTATTGACGAGAAGATCAAAGCCGGAAACCTTGAGGGAGTAAGAGCCGGATTTGCTGCCGCAAAGGAGGCAGACGAAAAGCTTCAAGAGCAAGCTAAAAAGCTTGACAGTCTCTACAAAGGAATCGGGAACACTATTCAGACGGGAATACTGGACGCGATCGACACAGGCATTGAAGGATTAATAAACGGAACAAAAGATCTTGGTGCATCTCTTCAGGAGATTGCGTCAGGAGTTCTTAGGGACATAGGGAAGCAGTTGCTTAGTTTTGGCGTAAAGGTGGGATTGCAAGCCTTGTCAGGTGGCAGTTCTTTCTTCGCTGAAGGCGGTTACGTTACCGGCCCAACTAACGCCGTAATCGGGGAAGGTGGCGAACCTGAGTACGTCATCCCAGAATCCAAGATGCGTGAAAGTATGGGGCGTTATTCCAGAGGTTCACGCGGATCTTCTGTCATCCCGGCAGAAGGCGGCGGGGCTGCTGGAGCGGAAGGCGGTGTTGCCGTTGCCGCTCCAATCGATGTTCGCTATACCGTGGAGCGGATCAACTCAGTGGATTACGTGACCGCAGACCAGTTCCAAAGCGGAATGAAGAGAGCAGCAGCAGAGGGCGCACAACGTGGTCAGCAACTAACGTTGAGCAGACTTCAACAGTCACCCGCAACTCGTAGGAGGATTGGAATGTGACGACACTTGCAGTTGGTAATTATTTAAAACTTGCGAATCCAGCTCAAACAGTGGTTTACAGGTTTCAGAACTTTCATATCGGCGAGACTGCAACTTATGACAGCTTTAACTGGAGCTTTTTACCGTTTGGTTTTTCTGGCGTGAGTGTCAACAGGACAGGCGATAACACTTCTGCCTCGCTTATTTTCCCTAACAACGAACTCAGCAGAGCATGGGCTTTAGAGGCAGTCACTGACCGATGGCTGGCAACTGCTCTGGTGATGAACCTTGATCCAGACGACCGCACGGCTGGGACATTGATGCACCAGTACGTCGGTCAGGTAGCAGGCGGCAGCTGGGACGATGCAACTTTGAACCTTGAGGTGAACACGATTTTGGACGCTGTAGGGTCTGACGTTCCACTGCGCCGCTTGACGCAAAACCTGATCGGTAACATTCCAGTTTCAAGCAATGTCCGATTGCGTTGATCTAATCGGGCTTCGCTACCGCTTAGGAGCTGACGGCAGCAACGGTGAGATTGACTGCATCCACCTTGTCTTCAAGGTTCTGGAGCGGTGCGGTATAGACGCGCCACCGTTCAACCCTAATTGGTATAGCTCAAGCAAGACAAAGGTCTGTCGTGATCTTTTGCGATGGGGTTACCGAGTGGATGAACCAACGTATGATGGGGATGTGCTCCTGATAAAGGAAGACGCTTGGATTTTCGCAGTCACATGGCAAACCGGGATTCTTTACATCAACAGACACCTAGGCGCCGTGACCTGGGCACCGGCATCCAGCTTTATGAAATCCCACTGCTTCCGTACGAAAAGCAGTTAATAGATATTCTTGATTGGAACGAAGAAGACTATAAACGTTTTGCCTATTTAGCCGCAAAGAAAGGACAGGTTAGACCAGCTGCATACGCTCATATTCCAGACATCAAGGCCGCACCAGCGGTTCCGTTCATAGTTAGCCTTGTTGTAGGCTTAATCTCTACTGCCGCTTCAGTGCTTTTAGCGCCAAAGCCAAAAGCAATCAGTGCAAGAGATGAGAGTGGCCCAGATAACAGAGTCAGTCGTCGTAGTCTTGGTAACCGTTCCGGGCAAACTAGCTTTAGCCCAACGACTGGCTTTGACACACAGGCCGACTTGGCAGACTATGCAAGTCCAATCCCTATTATTTTTGGTCAATATACTGGAGCGACTGGCGGAATTGTCGCTTCACCTAGATTGGTGTGGTCTCGTGCTTTTTCTCTTGGATCACAGCAATCGGTCAAGTTATTGTTTGTTGTTGGCGAGCAAGGATTAGGAGAAGGGCTTGACGTACCAGAACTAAACGGAATCTTTCTTGGCAATGGCGCGTTAGATGCCTCGTATGATCATTTATTTGCTTTTTATTGGAAAAGGAATAGCAATAGTTTTTCACGAATCAAAGCCAGCAATCTTGCTTATGGCTCAAGAGGAACATTGTCTTCGGGAGACGTAGAAACCAATGACGATATTTTTCTTTGTCCAACAGTTCGAGGTTTAGCAGACACTGGTTTTTCTGGAGCGTATAGCCCATCATCTAGCACTCAGTTTGGCGTTCACTCAGCAATTCCAAACGCTACAAACTATCGAGTGAACTGGCGTGTAATTTCAATTCCAGTCCTTGAAGGTGTAGACGATGACCCTAAAAGTCGACAGCTGCTCGAAAGGATCAAGATTGCGGGTGATTACGGGCTTCCCAAAGGTAGCAATGAAAATGTAGAGGTCCTCAGGAGCCAAGGCCAAAAAGGTGTTGGCCGTAATTATGGTCGTCGCATGGGCATTACCCATTTGAACGGCATTCCAGTTTCTGACAACGGCTCTACGCCTACGGAAGTGCGATTCGCTAACCCCGAAGATATAGCAACTTTCACAATCGCGCCAGGGGAGCTACCCTTTAACCTTTACAACTCTGGTGGATATGTACTCACTGTTGATGATATCAATTCAGCCATTACAGCGTCACGCAGGAGCGCAGACGATGCGCTTCAAGTAGGCGAAACGATAGTTATTGGGCGCACTGTCTGGGTTGTTCAATCAAGATCTTTGCCTGTTTGGACGGAAGAAAGTCGTCAAGTAATACAGCTTCGTTGTGTTGAGATTTTTGGCGCGGGTGTTGGCGCTTCTATTGGTTTAGTCAGCGAGCGCATGATCGAAAGAGGCGTTTATAACGATGACAATGGAGAGACTAACAGTAGAGATGCTTTGAACATGGTTGCTGGCGCAGGTTTTTATCCGTTACTCAAAGCTAGTTTTGCAGTTGTAAGAAACACAAGAGCTTGTGACGTGACAGAGATTGGCATCAGATCGCAAGTGTGGAACCGCGCCAATGGCCTTGCAAATTTTGCAACAATTCCATCGCCTTCTGAGTTAATTGAAGCTGAACGCGACAAGGTTAGCTTTGAGACTGGGACAATGTCTCTTTATCTCAAGCGAACATCTGTTTGGACGATATTCTTACGGCCTGCTGGAACGGATGAGAACGGAACAGAGTACCAATGGCAGCCACTGACTGAACAGTTTTGCGTCACCGGAGAAACCCCGCAAGACCAGTACAATTACATTCGCTTAAAGCATCCAGAGCAAAGACAATACGAGTATAAGTTTGTTCCAAAAAGTGGAGCTGATGTTGCGCGTCACACTCCTGACGATGCTCAATTTATGCGTTTAAACGCAAAAACAGCTCAACTTGTGGGCGGAAAATACGAAACAGCATATGGTGTGTTTGAAGTTAGCACCACGGGTGAATTTGTCACTGCTGGAAATATAACTTATAACGCAGAAATGGCAACAAATCCGACCATTGTTGATGGAGTTACCGACTACCTAGTACCTAACGCTATTGAAGTAGAGAGTTATCTCCCCGATGAAGAAGACAATTTAACGCGGGCCGAAAGTGTTCGTTTACATGGTTACCTTCCCATTGGCGTAGATACTGGCAGGAAGGCCGCAACTATGTATGAGCTGTTTGGTAAAGCCAGCTTTATGGGTAAAACTGGCTCAGCAAGGCGCACAGCAAACCTTAGGGATGGCCGTCGCATAACAATTGAATTTAATGGCGTTGTAGACGAGACTTTTCCATTAAATCATCCTTTTTTCCCGGGTTTCAGGGCTTGGAATTTTAGCAGTATTAATGTTGTTGAAAGCAGTGGAGGATTTAACACGCTCCAGATTTTTAATCTTGCAATTGACGTTAGCGCAGGAAATCCAAGGGCAGAACCCTATGGATTGACAACTTGCGGCGTCCAGTTAACTGTTCTTTCTACGAGTGGTGCTCAACCAGTAGGTCGATCATCAGCGTTAGAGTTTGAGCTTTTAGGTGATCAGCAGCTTTACCCTGTTGGTCACACCGAAGTGGCAGAGTTTGTCTCAACAAGCAGTACAGGGGCTCAAGCCACCATAATAGTAACAGGCGTTATTGCGACCAGGCCAAGCGATAATTTGGAACTTTTTCCAGGACAAACTAAAGCTTGGGATGTCATTTATGAAGTCGACTCAGGCCGTAGTTCTGGGACTTGGGAATTTGGGGCACTAATTGAAAAGACTGTTTCAGTCAGCTCAAGCAATCCGTTTAGGAATCCAGGATCCACAGTTGGCGTGTTGTTAAGGGTTTTATCTCTTACGACAGTAACGATTCCGCCTGGTTTTTCAGGGGAACGAGTGTTTGAAGAAAACAGCCAAATCAATGACATTAGTCTTTATGGCGATCTTTTGAACAAGTCAAACGATTCATCACCAGAGCACGAGATTACTTACGTTAACGAAAGCGTTGAAAATGACAACGTGCCGAATTATAGCAACTTAACAATTTGCGGTTTGGTGCTGAAGTCTTCTCGTAATTTTACGAGTCTTGACCAGCTTCGTGTTTGGCTAGCTGATGGTATTTCAGTTAAGAAATTCCAAGCAGACGCACCGTCTCCCATCGGCCCAAGCAACAAATTTACTGATCTTGTCTATTATTTGTTGACAGATAAGACTGCTGGCGCGGGAGGCGTTATATCTGCTGAGCTAATCAGGACAGAAGACTTTCCAGCCACTTCACAGTTTCTGGAGGCAAACAAATTGTTTTTCGATGGAGCGATTGACGCCCCAACAAACCTCCGGCAGTTTATTTCTGACACCGCTCCGTTTTTTCTTTGCAATTTTGTTATTAGCGACGGCAAGTTTAGCCTTGTACCTGCGTTACCTACAGATTTAAACGGCAATATTACTCGGCAGCCAGTCGTCATTCAGCAGCTTTTCACTTCTGGCAACATTATTAAAGATTCGTTTACCGTTGAATACTTAAGCTCGGAAGAGCGTAAGGACTTTCAGGCTGTAATGCGTTATCGCCAGGAACGAAGGAATCAATTGCCAGAAGAAAAGACGCTTGTCGTTCGAATTGCGGAGTCAGGAAGTGAGCAGTATCCGGTTGAGGCGTTCGACCTGACGCAGTTTTGCACAAGCCGTGACCATGCGTTCTT